GCCACGGCCATGACCATATCCAACGTGAAAAAGGACTTGCCGGCCCCCGACTCGCCATAAACCACACCCACCTCGGCCAGAGGCAGCACCTTCTTAATGGCCCACTTGGTAGCTGCGCGCACCGTGAAGTCAGCGGCCTGCTTGAACGCGAACCGCATACCTGCAGGCTTTGCTACAGCGATAGCTGCTTGCGCAGCATCCATGCTGGTACCGTTCACTTTTGGCTCACTTTCCAGCACCTCGAAGTCGTCCAAACTGGCCACCTTGGAAGAGGCCCGGGCCTTGGCTTTCTGGCAGTGCTCGACCCACAGGTACATCAGCGCACGGTCTTGGTCGTGGCGCCGGTGATCCAGTGCGATCTCCATGGTGTGGGGGTTGGTGGCCAGGATGCTGAACACCTCGTCGTCCGACAGGCCCGCGCCATAGAGTGCGGTGGCCGTGGCGAAGAGCTCACGCGACCGGTCGCCCCGGTTGGTGCCGTCCGTCAGGAAGTCGCGGGCGGCATAGCCGATATCCAACTCGTCCAGCGACGGCACCAGCAGCTCGTCCAGCAGCTCGGGCAGCGTGAGGCTGATCACGTTGCTGGTCGCGCTGCGTTCGCGTGCGTATCGGGCCGTCAGGCTTTCCAGCACGCCCTCGGCGGGTGCCAACACGTCCAGCGCGGACATCTTGAGCCGATTGCCGGTGACAGTGAGGAACCGGGGCTCGTTGCCGCCGTACACCTCGACACCCACGTCGTGGTTGGTCCAGTCGGCTGGCACCTCGCCCACGGTGAAGATGCGCAGGCCATTGCCACTAGGTGACAGCTCGGTGTAGCTGCCCAGCTCTTGCACGATCTCGAGCGCCCAGGGCGCGATGGTGTTGCCATCCACGCAGCGGTCCAGATCCGTGCCGACCAGACCATGCGGGCCGGTCATCACGTAGCCCACACCGGCAAAGGTGTCGGGGTTGGCTTCCATGGCCGCCACGGCAGCCTCGAAGCTCACCCAGCGCTCAGGCTTGGCAGTGGACAGGCCATAGAACGGGGCGCGTGGTGCACAAGGTATCTTGTCCCACTTGCCACGTTTCTCAGACCAGACCGCCTTCCACGGTGCCCAGCGGGCTTGCGACTTGAGCGCTTGGGGGATGTTCTCGCCCTTGAAGGTGGGGCGCATAGGGGTAATTGTTTGGGCCATCAAGGTAATGCCTCCATCACGGATTCGATGAAGGTTTGCGCGACTTGCGCGACGATGGCGTTACCGTAGGCGCGCAGTCGTCCCACTCGGGCGGGAGCCCCATGAGCCAGCGGGAATGTGCCGGGTTCAACTGGCCGCCACTTTCCATCCCTGCACAGGAGCCAATCAGCAGCTCGCCAGTGGCCGTTAGTCGGGCCGGTTGTGGGTGCTCGCGCAGCGTCGCCGTCATTTCCGGCAAAGCCATCGCATTCTTGCGAGGTGATATCAGCCCGCCCTTGATAGAGTCCGACACCAGCGGAGTCGCCCAGCCCGCAAGGTTCGCCTGCCTCGGCAGCTGGTCGAATCGCTCCTTGCCGTCCGCTCGCGGCTTGATGTCCGCCCCCGAATCCTTCCAGTCCCTGGTGGTGGTGGTGGTCCACCCGGCTAATGTTGACAGCTGCGTCAAGCTGGTGCCCGACATATTGGGCGTCATCGTCCCGCCCCGATCCCCGTCCGTCGCTGATGTTGTTGTCCAGCCCGCCATCACCACCGCGTTGGGCAAGGTGTCCAAAGGGTTGCCCTTGCGCTCCTGCCGGCCAGCCCCGCTCTCCCCCTTGTAATCCCGCGTGGTGGTGGTGGGCCACGAACCACAGTCGTTGCCGGATGTGCGGCGCACCGACGCCCGCAGCAGGGACACCGGCCGCTGCGAAGGCGTAACCGATTCCTTCCATGTCAGATTGAACAAGGTCGAGCCAGCCGTGGCGGATTGCTGCCTCAACTTGCTCACCAAGCACGACCTCAGGCTGGCACTGTTCGATGAGCCAGTGCCAATGCGGCCATAGGTGCCGCTCGTCATGCACCCCACCACCTGCGCCAGCCACGGAGAAAGGTTGGCAAGGGCAAGACCCCGTCCACACTCGGCGGGTGTCAGGCCATTGAGCCATACGAAGGGCTCGGGACCAGACTCCGATACCGGCGAAGAAATGGCACTGGGTGAACTCTTTGAGATCGTCAGGCTTGACATCAATAATGCTCCGGGAATCAACAACGCCATCGGCGATGTGGCCGGCAGCAATCAGGTTGCGCAGCCACTGGGCCGCGTAGGGATCTATCTCGTTGTAGTAGGCCGCCATGCGGGGCCCCTCAAATCTCAGATGTCTCGAACAAGCTACGCAGCTTGGGCTTGACCAAGCGCGCACGGGGGATGCCCGTCACCTGCTCCACTTCCTGCGCGCGGTCGGTGGACACCCACCCACGTTTACGCCAATGGCTCACGTTCTGCTGGGTGCACCCCAGCAGCTCGGCCAGCTTCTCCTGCGATCCGGCTGCCGCGATAGCGTCAGTAATGCCGGTGGTTTCCGTTGTATTCATGGGCTTCCTCTTGTTGTGAAGCCCGTAATCTACAACAAATTACTGTAGTAACAAAGAAATTTGTAACAACTACTTGAAAAGTAATCAACAACAGCCGATAGTGGAAAATGTACAAATAACCGTTGTACGTTGGAGTACCCCATGGACGTAAAGAATTTTCCCGAGGCTCTACGCCTCTCCCGGAAGCTCATGGATTGGAGCCAGGAACAGGTCGCTGTAGAGGTGGGCGCGTCCCAGCAAACCGTGGCCGGATGGGAGAAAGGCAGATCAAACCCCCGCCCGGACGCCTACGCCAAGCTGGTGGAAGTCTTCGGCGCGGAGTCCCTGGTGGCTAAGTTCCCACCCAAAGACGAAGACCTAGCGTCCGAGGTGCTGACACGCACCCGGTTTAACGTACCTGCAAGAGTCGCCCATGCACGCGCACAGGGATCGAACCCACCCAACCCGGCACCGCCCGATCAGCGTGCTCTTAGCAACAAGCTAAGGCAAAGCTTGCCGGAGAAGTATTGGCACGGCCTGGGCCAAAGCCTCACCTACCGCAACACCAGCTACTACGCAACCTATCAGAGCGAAACGATTTGTTTGATGGCCATAGCGTACCGCTTACCCACACTAGCACCACTCAAAGGTGAGTCAGCTGATCGAATACGCAGCCTGTTCCGGGTTGCGACTCGGCGCGCAGCGCACGATGCGATTCACCAGCTAGTCGTCCTGAGAGCGATCAACGCCCTGCAGGGTTCCGACGGAAGGGCGTACGTCGCGGCCGTACTCCCCGCCGCCGACATGATGCTCGGCTTTGACGGCTTGCTACCTACTCAGGTAGAGGACGAGGCCTACCTGCTGGGTCTTCGCTGCTATCACGCAGTCAGCCTAGATAGCATTGCGTCCATCATCGTAGGGCATGAAACTTGGCTACAGGACTCAGAAAGCCTGAACGATTACTTTGACGATTTCATAGACGGCCAAGCTCCATAACAGCCACCCCACCCCACAAACAGCCCGCCCTGAGCGGGCTTTTTTACGCCTATACGCCCCGCAACCGGGTGATTTAGCGGTCTTTTACAAATTTTTTGCTCCTATTTTTGTAGCTGCTCGCGCAATACTGGCGAGGCTTGTGGTGGATTACTGATTTTATTTGCGTAAAAGTACCAAAAGGGTGTTGTACATCACTGTTTTTGTGCCTAGAATTCACAACATCGCAAATCAGTAATCAACAACATGAGCCGCACAAGCATCACCCTCGCCGTCACATACATCGCCGCCTTGGTGGTGGTCGTCTTGGACCTGTTTGTGTTTCGCCCCTACTAAAAAGCAAAGGACCGCACCGTGAACTGGCAACAACTTACCAACGCTGAACTTGCCCGCCATGCGGACCTCGCTCAAGACCCATTGACCACCACCGAGTTGGAACAAGTGCTGCTCGGTCGCTTCACCGAGATGGTGGACACCGAGGTTACCTACGCCGCCATCACTGAGGTGTTTGACGAGTTCAACGTGGACTACACCGCCACCAAAGACATCGAGCAACTGCGCGACGCCTTGCAATTCCAACTCGACCACGGTGACCTCAAGCACAGCCTGGCCAATGCCCGCGCCCTGCTCGACACCCTCACCGACTTCGACATCGACAGCCCCGAAGCCCTGCGCAAGCAGCTCGACCGCCTTTCCAAATTCGACCAAGTGATGCAGGACTTGGCCGACCCCATCACCACCCTGCAAACCCTCGTAACTACGGAGTAAGACCCATGAGCCTCGAAGCCGCAATTATTCAAAACACCGAAACCATGGAGCGCCTGATCGCTGTGTGGAACAAGTTGGCCGAAACCACCAACGCCCGCCCAGTCGTCGGCCAAGCCATCGCAGAACCTGCCAAGGTGGAAGTAAAAAAGTTGGATGTGAAGCCTGCCGCTGGCCAGCCTACTGCAACGGAAAAGACGGAGGCCGCTGCGCCCGAATCGACAACCAACGCACCCGCCCCTGCTGCTCAATCTGCGGCGGCCGAGTCCCAAGTCTCGACTGCTGCGACGACTACCACCTACGACCAGGTGTCCAAGGCCATCACCGAGGGTGCGAAGGCTGACCGTGCCAAGGTCGTGGCCGCCCTCGCCAAGTTCGGCGCCAAGAAGGGCACCGAGCTCAAGGCCGAGCAATACAGCGCATTCCTCGCGGAGCTGGCATAAATGGCCCACGCAACCCTCTCCCCTTCTAGCGCTGTGCGCTGGATGGCCTGCCCCGGCTCGGTGCGCTTGACCAAAGACTTGCCTGATGACAGCAGCGCCTTTGCCGACGAAGGCACCGACGCCCACGAGCTGGCCGCCCTGTGCTTGGAAACAAACACCGACGCCAAGGCCTATCTGGGCCGCATCATGGAGAAGGGCAACGCCGTCACCGACGAGATGGCGCTGGCCGTCCAGGACTACGTGGACTATGTGCGCGACGTAGTGGCCGCCACGGGTGGCGAGCTGCTGGTCGAGCAAAAGCTCTCCATCGCCCACATCACCGGCGAAGAGGGTGCCAAGGGCACCAGCGACGTGGTGATCTTGGCCGCCCCCGAGCTGATCATTGCCGACTTGAAGTTCGGCCGTGGCGTGCCCGTGGACGCCATGGACAACCCCCAGCTGCAGATCTACGCGCTGGGCGCACTGGAACAGTTCGGCCTAGCCGCTGACTTCGAGCGTGTGCGCATGGTGATCCACCAGCCTCGCCTCGGTGCAGTGTCCGAATGGACCCAGACGGTGGAAGAGCTCAAGGCTTTCGAGGCCGAGGTGGCCAAGGCTGCCGGCGACTCCGCTCTGCCTGATGCACCGCTGCACCCCACCGGCAAGGGTTGCAAGTTCTGCAAGGCCAAGGCTACATGCCCCGCCCTGCGTCAGGAAGTGCTGGACACGTTCGAGGCCATTAAGCCAGAGACTGCCACCACCGACATGCTGGGCGAGGCCATGGGCAAGGCCGATCTGATCGAGGCATGGCTCAAAGCCATCCGCGCCGAGACTGAAACCAAGCTGCTGGCCGGCGTGCCGGTGGCCGGCTTCAAGCTGGTGCAGGGCAAGAAGGGTAACCGTGCCTGGTCTGACAAAGAGGCCGCCGAGGCTCTGCTCAAGACCATGCGCGTGCCGCATGACCAGATGTATGACTACTCGGTGATCAGCCCCACCACTGCCGAGAAGCTGCACAAGTCCGAAGTCATTGGCCCCCGCCAGTGGCCCAAGGTGCAAGCCTTGATCACCCAATCCGAGGGCAAGCCCTCGGTGGCCCCCGAATCCGATAAACGCCCCGCGCTGGTCATGTCCGCGGTGCTGGATGACTTCACCGACGTGACCACCGCCGACGACCTTCTGTAAACCACTTGGAGCACCACCATGAAACTGAAACTCTTGAACGTTCGCCTCGCCTTCCCCCAACTCTTCGAGGCCAAGACCGTAGCCGGTGAAGGCAAGCCTGCCCACAGCGGCACCTTCCTGATCGACCCGGCCGACCCGCAGGTGAAGACCATCAACGCCGCCATCGACGCCACCGCTAAAGAAAAGTGGGGCGCCAAGGCCGACGCCATCCTCAAGCAGATGCGCGCTGCTGACAAGGTTTGCCTGCACAACGGCGACCTGAAAGCCACTTATGACGGCTTCCCCGGCAACCTGTTCATCAGCGCCCGCAACCCGCTGCGCCCCACCGTGGTGGACGCGGACAAGACCCCGCTCACCGAGAAAGACGGCAAGCCATACGCCGGCTGCTACGTGCACGTGGTTCTTGAACTTTGGAGCCAAGATAATCAGTATGGGAAGCGCGTCAACGCCACCCTCATGGGCGTGCAGTTCTACAAGGACGGCGACAGCTTCACGGGCGGCGGCGTCGCAAGTGAAGACGACTTTGACGACATCAGCACCGGCGCCACTGCCGACGACTTGGCGTAAATCATGCTCAAGTCGTGCACAAAATGCGGCGAGTCTAAAGAGCTCGCCCTCTTCCCCGCTGCGAAACGAGCGAAAGACGGGCGGGATACCCGCTGCAATGCGTGTGCGGCAAAGGCAACCGCACTGTACCGCAGCCAACACCCCGACAAGGTGGCGGCGGTACAGCGCGCCCACTACACAAAGAACGCGAAACGCCTAGCCGAAAAGGTTAAGGCGTGGAGCGACGCCAACACCGAGCGCCGACGAGAGCACCGCAAGCGCTGGCGCGACGCGAACATCGACTTAGCGCGCCAGATTGAGCGGGCCTACGCCGAAGCCAACCCCGAGAAAGTGGCCGCTAGGCGCAAAGCCTATTGGGCGGCTAACAAACCCAAATGGGCGCATTACGCCATGAAGCGCAAGGCCGCCAAGCTGCGCGCCACCCCCATCTGGGCCAACGAGGACGCAATCCTCGCGGTGTACCGCCAATGCGCCGAAGCCACCGAACTTACCGGAATACCTCACGAGGTCGATCACATCGTCCCGCTGCAGGGTGCGACCGTTTCAGGGCTTCACGTTGAATACAACCTAAGAGTTATCCCCATGCTGGAGAACCGCCGCAAAGCCAACAACCTGCTGGAGATCCCAGCATGACTAAGCTCTGGCTCGACCTCGAAACGTACTCCGAGGTGCCCATCACCAACGGCACACATGCCTATGCGGCCGGCGCCGAGATCATGCTGTTCGCCTGGGCGCTGGACGACGGCCCGGTGAACGTGTGGGACCGCACTGCCGAACCCATGCCGCTGGATCTGAGCGACGCGCTGGAAGATCCGAGCATCGAGCTGTGGGCCCATAACTCCCACTTCGACCGCACCGTTATCTCGCACTGGAATTGCCCCACCGAGCGCACCCGCTGGCGCGACACCATGGTGCAAGTCCTGAGCCACGGCCTGCCTGGTGCGCTGGGCGTGCTGTGCGACATCCTCAAGGTGCCCACCGACTTGGCCAAGGACAAAGAGGGCAAGCAGTTGGTGCAACTGTTTTGCAAGCCGCGCCCAGCCACCAGCAAGATCCGACGCGCTACCCGCGACACGCACCCCGCTGAGTGGGCCAAGTTCGTGGAGTACGCACGGCTGGACATCGTGGCCATGCGCGAGGTGCACAAGCGCCTGCCGCTCTGGAACTACCAGGGCACCGAGCTGGCGCTCTGGCACCTGGACCAGGCCATCAACGACCGGGGCGTGGCCATCGACATGGTGTTGGTGCATGCCGCCATCGCCGCGGTGGACGCTGCCCAGAAGGATCTGGCCGAGCGCACCGTGGTGGCCACCGACGGCCAGGTGTCGAGCGCCACCAAGCGCGACGCCCTGATGCTGCACATCCTTGAGTCCTACGGTGTGGATCTGCCCGACTTGCAGATGTCCACCATCGAGCGCAGGCTGGCCGACCCGGATCTGCCCCAAGCGCTCAAGGATCTGCTGGCCATCCGCTTGCAAGCATCCACCACCAGCACCAGTAAATACAAGGCGCTGCTCAAGGGCACCAGCACCGACGGCCGCCTGCGTGGCACTCTGCAATTCAACGGTGCAGCTCGCACCGGGCGCTGGGCCGGTCGCCTGTTCCAGCCCCAGAACCTGCCTCGCCCCTCGCTCAAGCAGGAGCAGATCGACATGGGTATCGACGCCCTCAAGGCCGGCGCTGCCGACTTGGTGTTCGATAACGTGATGGAGCTCACCAGCTCCGCGATCCGCGGCTGCATCATCGCCCCACCCGGCAAGAAGCTGGTGGTGGCCGACTTGTCCAACATCGAAGGCCGCGATCAGGCATGGCTGGCCGGCGAGGCTTGGAAGCTCAAGGCCTTCCGCGCGTTCGACGCAGGCACCGGCTTCGACCTCTACAAGCTGGCTTACAGCAAGAGCTTTGGCGTAGACCCCGCCAAGGTGACAAAAGACCAGCGCCAAGTGGGCAAGGTGCAGGAGCTGGCGCTGGGCTACGAGGGCGGTGTCGGTGCGTTCGTGACCTTTGCCGCTGCGTATGGCATCGACTTGGAAGAGCTGGCCACCAAGGTGCTGCCGGTTGCACCAGGCTGGGCCGTGGACGAGGCCAGCGGATTCTTCGAGTGGACCGAGAAGCAAAAGCGCGAAACCTTTGGCCTCTCCCGCGATGCCTTTGTCGCTTGTGATGCGATTAAACGCGGCTGGCGAAACGCCCATCCCGAGATCGCCATGCACTGGTCCGAGCTCAAGGAGGTGGTGACTCAAGCCATCGAGAACCCGGGCACCACGTTCGCTTGCCGCAAGGTCAAGATCCGGCGCGATGGCAACTGGCTGCGCATCGGCCTGCCATCGGGCCGCGCACTGTGCTACCCCTCACCCCAGCTGGTGGACGGGACGATCACCTATATGGGCATGAACCAGTATTCACGCCAGTGGAGCCGCCTCAAGACCTACGGCGGCAAGCTGTTCGAGAACATTTGCCAAGCCGTCGCCCGTGACGTGATGACGGCAAACATGCCCCTGATCGAGCAGGCGGGCTACGCGATTGTTTTGTCAGTCCATGACGAACTTATCACCGAAGCCCCCGACTCCCCCGAGTTCAACGCTGAACACCTGAGCAGTCTGCTGGCTGCTAACCCGCCCTGGGCGCCCGACATGCCGCTGGCTGCTGCTGGCTTTGAAACCCCTCGCTATAAAAAGGACTAGACCCGTGAAATTCGTTTACTTCTACAAGTTCTATCGAGACATCGGCTTCCCGATGATCCGCGCTATTCGCCGCGCGTGGAGGATGAGCCGTGCGTGAGTCCACCATCGAGAACCACCTCGTCCAGCGCGTCAAGGAGCTGGGCGGTGAAGTGCGTAAAGTGAAATGGATCGGCCGCCACGGTGCGCCCGACCGGCTGGTGATGCTGCCCGCCGAGCTGAAGGATGGCCGCGCCACCTCGCCCGCCTACCGCACCCTCTGGGTGGAGCTCAAAGCACCCGGCGAGAAAGCCAAGCCCCACCAAGTGCGCGAGCACGACCGCATGCGCGCCATGGGCCAGCGCGTGCTGGTGATCGACAGCATCGAAGGTGTGGAGGGCATGCTGGTATGAAAAAACGCAGCAGCTACCGCCCCAAGGGCGTGCGCTTGGATAACGTGAGCTGGGTGCTGGCCGGCATCAAGCCGCTCACCGAGCTGCCCGACGTGAACGCCATCGTGCGTGCTAAGAACCACGGCGCCATGCGCGCTCTGGTGCTGGGCCAAGGCACCAAGGAAGACGTGCAGACCGTGATCCAAGCCATCAACATGACCGAGGCACTGGTCGGTGTGCGCAAGACTCTGGGGGCAGATTGGCGCGAAGAGATCCACGCCGCGCTGGACGCGCTGCTGGCCATGGCCCGCCGCGGTATCGACCGGGGCCGCTTCCTGTTTACTGGCGCCGAGCTGAACGCGGTGAACCTCGCCATGGAGGTCCACGACACCCAGCTCAATGAGGCCACGGTGATCGAGATCGAGCAAGCCCTTGAGCTGATCCGCAAGGCAGCGGCCGGCGGTAAAGCGATCCGCGTGGTGGAGCTCGACCATGCGTAAAGCGTTCACCCCCCGCCCCTACCAGACGATGATCCGCGACCACATCCTGGACAACCCCCGCTGCGCTATCTGGGCCGGCATGGGCATGGGCAAGACCACCAGCACGTTCAACGCGCTGGACGTGGTGACGCTCGTGGAGAGCGACCCGATCCTAGTGCTGGCCCCGCTGCGGGTGGCACGGTCCACGTGGCCCGACGAGGCCGGCAAGTGGCAGCACTTGCACGGCATGAGCGTGATGCCCATCGTCGGCTCCGAGGCCGAACGACGCGCCGCGATCCGGCTGGACGCGCAGGTCTACACCACCAACTACGAAAACCTCGAATGGCTCGTTAACTATTGGGGCGACCGCTGGCCCTACCGCACCGTAGTCGCCGACGAAGCCACCAAGCTCAAGAGCTTTCGGCTTCGCCAGGGTGGCAAGCGTGCGCAGGCTCTGGGCAAGGTGGCACACACCAAGATCAAGCGCTTCGTGGAGCTCACCGGCACACCCAGCCCGAACGGCCTCATCGATTTATGGGGTCAGATCTGGTTCTTGGATGCTGGCCAGCGCTTAGGCCGCACCTTCCAAGCCTTCAAAGACCGGTGGTTTCAGGCCAGCCCCGACGGCTTTGGCGTCAAGCCCCTGCCCTTTGCGCAGGAGCAGATTCAGGACCGCCTGCGCGATCTGTGCCTGACGGTGGACGCAAAGGATTGGTTCGACCTCAAGGAGCCCATCGTCAACAACATCTATGTGGATCTCCCAATGAGGGCGCGCAAGCACTACGCGGAAATGGAAAAAGAGATGTTCACCCGGCTGGACGAGCACGAGGTGGAAGCCTTTGGCGCAGCTGCCAAAACCATCAAGTGCCTGCAAATCGCCAATGGCGCGGCCTACGTGGGCGACGGCAATACCGAATGGAAAGACCTGCACGACGAGAAGCTGCTGGCCTTGGAGTCCATTGCTGAAGAGTCGGGCGGCATGCCCGTGCTGGTGGCCTACCACTTTAAAAGTGATCTGGCCCGCCTGCAGCGCGCGTTCCCCAAGGGCCGGGTGCTGGACGCCGACCCCAAGACCATCAAGGACTGGAACGCCGGAAAGATCCCCGTCATGTTCGCCCACCCAGCCAGTGCCGGCCACGGCCTGAACCTGCAGGACGGCGGGAACATCCTGGTGTATTTCAGCCACTGGTGGAACCTAGAAGAACGCATGCAGATTCTGGAGCGCATCGGCCCCACCCGCCAGATGCAAGCCGGATATGACCGCCCTGTTTTCGTCCACAACCTGATCGCCCGCGACACCGTGGACGAGTTGGTGATGGCCCGAGTCGAAACCAAGCGCGAGGTGCAGGACATCCTGCTGGACGCAATGAAACGTAAAGGAGTGAAGTGATGACCCAACCAAACGAGAACACCACCCCCCTGAGGGGCTGGTCGCCCGCTTCCGGCTGCCGCCCCCGGCCGGGTGATGACGCCATCACCCAACTGCTCGAAAAGTGGGAGGCCCGCAGCCGCGGTGCAAACCCTTGCGACGCCATGCTTATCAACAAGCACATCCGCGAACTGCGCGAGGCCGTGGCGCGGCCGCAATTCGCAGGCTTTGACGTAGCGGTAGACCCAACGCTGGCACCCAACGAAATGAAGCTGGTGCCAGCCGCCACCACATCGGTGAACTGCGACGAGTGCGTTCACGGCCTCAAGGCGTTGGATCAGCACCCTTGCGATGTGTGCATCCACGGCCGGGATTTCCTTAGCAGATTTGAGCCGCGTTTCCGCGCACCCAAAGGAACCAAGACGTGAACCAAACCAGACTGGCCAGCTTGGCCGAGGCCACGATCAACACGGCCATCGGCTTCGTGATGTCCGTGCTGCTAAGTGCGGTGGTTTATCCGCTGTTCGGCTTCCAGGTGACGCTGGCCCAGAACCTCGCCATCACCGCCATTTTCACCATCGCCAGCATCGCACGGGGTTATGCCGTTCGCCGCTGGTTCAACGCCCGTATCAAGTCACTCGTACAGAAGGGAATTCAATGATCCACCAACAAAACACACCATTCAAATACAGCCCCATAGATGGCGGCCTTCTTAACTTCGGCGTGCTCGCGGACAAGTACCGCGAGAGCTACCCGACAGCGGTGTGGATGTTCAACCCTTGGAGCTGTGCCGCCCGCGACAGCTTGGACGTTGAGAGTGACCCCACCGGCCTCCTGATTATTCCGGACGGTGAGCCGGTCTATGCCTGCACCGACAACAAGGTGCTGCCCGCCCCCGAGGACTCTGCACTCACCAAGCAGGTGGCCGGCAACCACTACAAGGATCTCAAGATCCAGCCCATCGAGTACATCCACGCCAACAACCTGCCATTCGCCGAGGGCAGCGTGGTGAAGTACGTGAGCCGCTGGCGCAGCAAGGGCGGCATCAAGGACTTGGAAAAGGCCAAGCACTTCATCGAGCTGCTGATCGAGCTGGAGAGCCGCAATGTCTGACCTCTTCCTCACCGAGCTGGAGGTGGAAGAGCTCACCGGCTACGTGCAGGCGGCCAAGCAAGTGGCCCACCTCAAGGCGCAAAAGATCCCGTTCCACACCAACCGCTGCGGCCAGCCCCGCGTGGCCCGTGCGGTGTTGGAGGGTGGCCGCCAACCGGCTGCACCCAAGAAGTCCAAAGAATGGAGTCCAGCATGGGCCGCAAACCTACCCGGAACCTGAACTTGCCCACCCGCATGCGGGCGCGGGTGCGTAACGGCACGACCTACTACTTCTATGACGCGGGCGGCAAGCCCCGCAAAGAGGTAGCGCTGGGCACCGACTACGTGCTGGCCGTGCGCAAGTGGGGCGAGCTGCACCAGGCTGTCCCTACGGTGGCGATCACCGTGGGCTGGGCCATTGCCAAGTATCTGGCCAGCCCCCAGTTTGAAGAGGTGGGGCTAGGCACACAGGCCGACTATCGCTACGCACTGGAGAAGCTGCTCACCGCTTTCGGTGACGCGCCTATGGATGCGGTGAAGCCCAGCCATGTGCAGCTCTATCTGGATCAGCGCACTGCGGGCAATGCCGATCTGAAGGGCAGCCGCCACCGGGCGCTGCGCGAGAAGGCCGTGATGTCCATGCTGTACTCGTGGGCGCAGGCCCGAGACTTCTGCACCACCAACCCGGTGGCCTTGATCAAGACCAAGCGCCTGCCGGGGCGCAAGAACGTCTATATCGAGGACGACATGCTGGAGTCGGTCTACAAGGTAGCCAGCCCCGCCTTGCGCGATGCCATCGACTTGGCGTTCTACACCGGCCAGCGTCCGGGTGATGTGCTGCAGATGTCCGAGACTGATATCCGCGACGGGGTGCTCACCTTCGGCCAGGACAAAACGGGCAGGCCCATGCGCATCGCGGTGCAGGGGGATCTGGCCAAGCTGGTGGAGCGCATGCTGGAGCGCAAGCGGAAGTTCGCAGTGCGCCCGTTGCAGCTGCTGGTGGACGAGCTGGGCAAGCCCATGACCAAGCCCAAGCTGCGCACCCGGTTCGAGGCTGCGCGCGAGAAGGCCGGTATCGACGGGGCTGCTTTTCAGTTCAGGGATCTACGCCGGAAAGCTGCGGCAGACCTGCGCGACCAGGTGAACATCGAAGCCAGCCAGCAGCTGCTCGGCCATTCAAGTGTCACCATGACAGAGCACTATGCGGGTGGCAAAGCGCGTAAAGTAACGGCCATGCCGAAGAAGGGAATTTAATTTCCTCAAAATCGCTTGTAGCCCATATTCTGCGCGGGTCATCGATTTTGTAAACGCGGAAGTGAAACACCCCGCAAAGCCGCATGAATCCTAGAGAGTGCCAGAGTTTCAGGTACTAGCGAGTAACATCGTGGAGGTTCGAGTCCTCTTCTGGGCACCACCAATAATACAAGGGCCGCAGCTATTTTTATGATAGTTGCGGCCTTTTTGTTTTTCCGCAACGGAACAGTTTTTCCGCAATTATCTTGGCGGCGAAGAGTTCGCCAGCAGCTCGGTCTTATCTTTGGACCCTGCGGTGGTGCCGAACCAGAACGCCATCACCATACCCCACGCGGTAGACAAACTGCCCAGCATGAGCAGCAGAGCCTGCGAGTCCTTGATCTCGATCTCCCCGGACATCAAGCCCACCAAGATGCCGAAGAACCCAAAGGTGACAATCACCGACAAAGCGGCCGGCATGCGGGACCGGGTGACCTTGAACATATCGCGCGCACTGCCTCGGTCCTCGGCATGCACCCGCTCTAGGTCGATGTTGTTCTGCTTCAAGAACTTTTGGAATTCAAGCTCTGCGACCTTGAGCTGGGCGACCTGATCCGCTGAGAGCTTGCCGTTGGCCAGCGCGTCGGTGACGGCTTCCACTGTCTTGGCTTCAACGCCCAGCTTGTCGGCAATGAACCCGGCAGCAGCCCCGCCAAGGGGGCCGGCCAGTGCGGTGCCCAGCGCAGGGGCAAGAGCTTTGAGCCAATCCATTTAGTTGTCCTCCGCTGCCAGTAGCAGGTTCTCGGCGCCCCGGTTTGTCCAGCCGCGGCCGTAGGTGTCGAACGCCTTGAGGGCCGCCCAGAACTTGAACCGGTAGGATAGGAAGCGCAGCAGCACATCGTGGTGATCCATCGCATCCAGCGCGGCCTGGCTCACCTTGCCCCACGCACCGTCGTCGGCGACCTTCACCGCCCGCTGCAGGAAGCGGATCGCGTTGCCCTGCCCGTGATTCACGGCGGCGTCAAACACTTGGAACTTGATAGCCGGGTGCGCAGCGCCCAGAATGTCCCAGAAGTCGCGGCGATAAATCTCTTTGGCCTGTTCCAGCGTCAGGCCCTTGATGTCCAGATGCCCGTAGGTATTGGCAGCGATGCCGTACTTGGTGCCCTTGAGCACGCCGACGTCCACCTTCCCGCTAGTCCAGTTGCCCGGATCTTTCGGGTCATCGGAGTAGCCGCCCTCGTGCTTGATCAGGCGCTGGAAAGCGGTGTCAAAGGTAATCATCGCGCATCCCTCACAGTTACAAGTTTTGTCTCATGCGTCCAAAACACATGGCAGCGGTGCAGTGCGTAGAGGCTTACGGACTCACCCGCCCCGCCCTTCACCACCCACGGGCCAAAGGGCTGATCTGCGCCTTGGATGGCTGGCCTGCTCGTTGCACCGGCATCGCGGTCCAAGAAGTCGATCTCTAGCCGCTGTCCGTCTGCGGTGTATGCCTGCACATCCTGCAGCAGCTCGCACGGGCGAGCCTTGCGCAAGGTGCCAGAGATGATGACGTTCGGCCCGTAACGGCCCACACTGGTGACGACGAACTGCTCGATGACCGGAAAAAGCAGGCGCTCTACAAAGAAGGCCGCGCAGAACATCACCCCGGCCACTGCGAGAAATGAGGCTTGTTTGAGAATCACGGCTTGTACCCATGGTTGATAGCCCACTCCCTGAGCACATAGAACAACCCCAAGACGGCAGCCCAAGCCAAGCCGCCTAGAGTTTTCTCGATCACGGCCTCCCACCGTTTTATTTTTTGAGCCTCTTTCTTGAGTGCCAGCTTCACGTAGCGCACTTCGTCCTCGGTCAGTACCGGCTCCGACGCGCGGATGGCGGTGACTACAGCGGCCACAATCTCCGCGCGATCTTCGGGTGTCATGCCGCCGCCTTTATGTGTTTCCCTGTGGGTGACACCCGGTTGATCTTTAGCGCGATCTGCCACAGCAGCGCGTGATCTGGGTGTTTCGTTTCGCGGCATAGCCGCTCCAGCGTGTGGCTGATAGTGAGCTCGTAGGGTTTCGGCCACCCGTACATGAGCGCCCAGGTGGTGTGCGCGATCACCACGTCCACGACCCAAGCCACCAGCGCAAGCGGCAGCAAATACCAGTACCGCCACGGGTTGGACTCCCAAAGCAGCGCAGGCTTGAGCAGGAGCAGAAGAATGTCGATCATGGAATCTTCTCC